AACGTGAAGTAGATGAACTGGTTGCCCCGCAACAACGTATGCCCTGGGATAGTCTGCGCGAGCAAATCATGCAAACAGGTCAACGCAATGCCACCCTAATGGCCGGAATGCCTGCAGAAACTTCGGCACAGATCAGTAATGCCACAAACGGATTTGAACCACCAAGAAATTTTGTAAGTGTAAAACAAAGCAAACATGGCGCACTAAGACAAGTAGTACCCGAGTACAGAAGATTAAAAAACAAGTATGAACTATTATGGGATCAACGCAGCCCCGAAGGCTATTTAAAAATATGTGCAGTATTCCAAAAATATATGGACCAAGGCATCAGTGTCAACACTTCATACAATCCCAAGTTCTATGAAGACGAAAAAATCCCCATGAGTGAAATGCTCAAGCACCTGGTTCTGTGCTATAAGTATGGTATAAAGCAATTGTATTATTTTAATACCAATGATCAAGCAGGCGAAATAGATGTTAGTTCATTGGCATTTAATAAACAAGAAACAACAAGTCAAGAAAGTATAGACCAAGAATCTTGTGATAGTTGCGTAATCTAAGGATAATAATATGACAGTATTCAATATAAACAACCGAACAAAACACACCGAAGCCCTGGCATTCTTGGATACTAGCGGCACTGCTAGTATTCAACGCTACGAAACTGTAAAGTACAGACAATTTGACAAACTCACAGACAAACAATTAGGATTCTTTTGGCGTCCTGAAGAAGTTGATACGTTAAGAGATGCCAAAGACTTTAAAGACCTAACACCATTTGAACAACATATTTTTACCAGTAATTTAAAAAGACAAATTGTATTAGACAGTGTGCAAGGACGCAGTCCCAATCTTGCGTTCCTGCCACTAGCAACCATTCCTGAATTAGAAACTTGGATTGCCACTTGGGCATTCAATGAAACCATACACAGTAGAAGTTACACACATATCATTAGAAACGTGTACAGTGATCCTGGTGCTGTGTTTGACAGTATACTAGACATCGAGCCCATTGTGAACTGTGCTCGCGACATCAGCAAATACTACGATGACTTGATTGAAGCCAGTCATTGGTATCAGTTGCTGGGCTATGGTCAACATACTGTAAATGGCAAAGTGATTGACATTAACGAACGCGATCTCAAAAAGAAATTATGGTTAGCACTCAACAGTGTCAACGCACTAGAAGGCATTAGATTTTATGTGAGCTTTGCTTGTAGTTGGGCATTTGCCGAACTTAAAAAGATGGAAGGCAATGCTAAAATTATCAAATTGATTTGCCGTGATGAAAACATACACTTGGGCTTTACGCAAACTGCACTGAAACTGTTGCCACAAGACGATCCCATCTATGCCGAGATACGTGAAGAAACTCTAGCTGAATGTACACAAATGTTCTTGAGTGCCGGACAACAGGAAAAGGACTGGGCTAGATATTTGTTCAAAGACGGCTCCATGATTGGACTCAACGAACAATTACTAAGTCAATACGTGGACTGGCTCATGTGCAAACGCATGACTGCTGTGCACTTGGACTGTGGTATCAAGCCGGGATCAAATCCTTTGCCTTGGACACAAAAATGGATCGCAGGTTCGGAAGTTCAAGTAGCACCTCAAGAAACAGAGATAAGTAGTTATGTTATCGGCGGCACAAAACAAGACGTTGATAGCAATACATTCAAAGGATTTAGTTTATAAATGATAACAGTATATTCAAAAAACAATTGCCCATTTTGTGTCAAAGCAAAATACCTATTGGAACAAAAAGGTGTGGCATTTGAAGAGGTCAAGATTGATGAAAAGCCCGAGGCACGTGAGTTTATCATGAGCGAAGGACATAGAACAGTTCCGCAAATTTACCAAGATGGAAGATTATTAGTAGAAGGTGGCTACAATGGCCTAGCCCGACAATCAGATGAATTTTTTCAAACACTAAAAGGATAATTATGTTAGTCAATAAAGGATACGATGCAGACAGTATCGTGTGTTTCAAGTTAGTAAACGGTGACGAAATTATAGCAAAAATTATAGAGGAAACTCCAGAAAATTTTATTGTGAGTCGTCCTTGCACAGTCATGCCCACACAACAGGGTGTTGGACTCATGCAAAGTATGTTTTCGGGCAAGATAAATAGTAATATTAATATCAGTCGTCAGCATGTCATGATGCATTGCCCGGTAGTGCCCGAGATTGAAACTCACTACTTGGAAACAACAACTGGTATCAAACAAATTCCCAAAGGAAGGATTATTACTTAAATGGCAGGGTTCCCGATTGCGGTAGACAACTCAAAAACTGGTGTCCCGCCAGCCACGCCCATTGGTGCTGTTGTTGCAAAAAATCAAACAGTTAGAGCCAATGGACTTGCCATTGCGGTTGCGACTGATCCACTTTATCCGCACGGCAATCCACAGGTGCAACCGTTATGTCAGTCTTCTCCAACTGTGATCAAGGGCTATGACACAATTAGAATCAACAATCAACCAGTGGCCTACGTAGGATCAATATGTAGTTGCACACACATAATTGCAACAGGAATTCCCACCATCACTGTCGGGCCAGCGTAATGACCACTGCTCTACAACTTAATGCTGCCAACTCAATATTGAACGGGCAAGGACTTGCAGTCAATGCCAATTTGCTAACCACCATCACTTCATTTCAATCACTGCAAACTGTGCGGTATGTATCTTCAATATTTGCCAACATTGCCACTGGAAATACCGTTAATTCTGGAATCGGCGCAAATCTATATCCGATACTGAATTCACTAGGCACTGGTTTGTATTATGGCAAATGGTTATTGGATTTTTATGACAACAACACTTTGGCCAAACCCGAGCCCACTCTCAATTCAGGAGTGTATTACAACTACGGCAACAACATTGTGACTTCAAGTTTGAGCAACAATCTTAAAAATCAAGCTCAGTTTCCGCTCACCAATGGTGTATCAGGTTTTGCCAATGGATTCATCACTTGTTCGGGAACAATATCCACTGCGTTGGAAGTGATAGGAGGCGCCAAGGTATTTTCAAATAAAACCTATGCACAAAGCGGAATAAACTTCACTGGGCCCATGCATCTTGCCACCAACGGTATTGGGACCAATGGCGGCTTGTTGGCCAGTGTAGTCGGTAACTGGGGCACCATGTACGATATCAAAAACATTGCTAATTTTGGTGATCCCTATGTGTTTGGACAAAATTTAATTAATCAAGGACTGGGCACATATGGTGGATGGATAACACAGTTGTCGGCAGTGGGATTGAATACTTCAAATTTAACTGCAGGGCCAATAGCAAAAACAACCACCACAACCACACCCACAGTGACTGTACAACAAACCGAAATTGGACAGATCAATTTACCATCGTTTGCCACAGCAACAACAACCACAACATCTGCAGGTGCCAGCGCCACAGTGGTTCATTCAATATATCAAACAGTCACGGGCGCAAATTTATCAGCAATTGTATCAGCAACAGGAATCACCACCAATACACAACTAACCACGCTTGACGACTATTTGAATCTTAACAAAGTAGTCAGTCCAGATCTAGTGGCCAAACTGGGCCAATTGGGCGTGGTGGATTTTCCCACTTTGGGAGCTTATCTAAACCAGCTGGTGGGAAAAGGTAATTTTTCAAGTTGGAGCAGCATGGCTTCGTTTTTTAATTCGATTGTGGTGCCAAATTTTGCCACTGGACAAAAAACCACAGGTGCCAATACCTTAATCAGTTCGTCCGTGGCCAGTTCGCTTACTTCTAGTTACGGCAGTTTGGGCACCGGGCAAGGTCCTTTTGGCAATCCCATACTGTTGGATTATCTAGGAGCAATCAGTGGCATTGGTTATGTATCAAACTTGCAAACATTGATCTCGTGTTATCGTAGCATTGCTCCCACCACTGTAGAATCGGCATTGGCCACATTGAGCACTGCTGTCAGCGCATATATAACAGCATTTATTACCAGTGGTACAGCATCCACCAGCTCGGTGAGTTCAGCCACCACTGGAGTTGCCACTGCAATTTCGGCACTGGGAAATACACCCACCATGACTGTGGCAACTGCTGCCCATATCAGCATCATCAATAAAATTAATACCGAAGTGCAAAATATATTTGCAGCCGGGGCCACTTTTACAGCTGGTAGTCCTCGTCTGTTGACCAGTTTTGCACAAAGCATTGTGGGGTATGCATCAGATACAACCACAGCCAATGGAAAACAAATATTTGATCAAATTATTTCAAATGACAGTGCTGGGGATACTATTAGAGCAGCAGTGGCCGAGAGTTTGAACAGTGCCATACTGTCCTCGGTGGGAATAAACACCAATAATGATTTTAGTGCCACAAGTGCAATTGTACAAGCAAACGCACAAAATATTCCCTTGAGCACGTATCTACAACAAAATCAATAATCGTTATTTAAGTGTATCTAATCTTGATTAACTAGTATTATAACTCACAATACCGGTTCTTAAATAACTTGCAAAAAGAAAAAAGGAGAGCAATATGAGAATTATGATGCAAATCATAATAGCCGTATTAGCCCTGACCGTAATGGCACCCGGTCAAGCACA